TGTGTAATGATCGATATTATCAATCGGAACTAATGCGGAACTTGCCGTTCCAGATGATTGTATGTATTTTGCATTGACTGCACTGTTAAGAGTTTTTGTCTTTGCTTTATTTTTGCCTAAAGTAACTCTATCCGCCGAAACCGCGGATACAATCCATTCGTCAGATATAACCGAAGCCGGAACTGCGGCACCGTTATAGTAAACAGCACCGCTTTTAAGCTTAACCTTCGTTCCGACTCGTATGGTACTACTTGTAGCATTAATTTTTGGCTCTTTGAAGTCCCAAGACGCAAAATATGCTCCACTGGCTCCGGTTTGAGGTTCAATGGTCAAGTTAATAACTCTTTTTCCCATGATTATGCTCTCCTTCCGATTCTTGTAGCTCTAACAAGTGTATCTATTGCACTTGCAACTTCGCTTCCATCGCTATAGGTAATACCATTTATTGTGTAAGTATTACCAGGTGTCGTGTTAAACTTATCTCCAAGTTTTCCGATAGCTGAAATAATGTCGTCATTCATTCCATTTTGATTATTTGCCATTTTACTTGCATACTGAGCATTTGCTCGAAGCGCAATAGATCCGCTTCCGTTGAACATACTTGTGATCATGCTAGCGCTTGCCAACACATCGCTAGTATCAACAACTGGACGAATTGTAGGCTCATAATCGAAATTGGACGCGTCTAATGATTCTCCTATCTGAGAAATGACTGCCTGTGTATTCTGCAATGCTGAATTAGCCATTGCTCTTGATGATCTATCGGCTAAATAGCTAAATCGGTCAATTCCATTAACAAACCCCATTACAGTATAGTAACCAATCTTGGTAAACTTCCTTGATGGGGATTTGACTTCTAGCTCTTTTCTTGCTGCTGTCTCGGCATCCTTTGCCATCTGACGAACTTTCGAAATGCCTTTCCATGAGTAATCATCGACACCATTAGCAAATCCATCAACAATGTAACTACCCGCAGAATAAAAACTACTGTAGTACGATCTTACATAAGACAGTGATGTACGCATAATTGAACTTACAGCAGTTGTTGCCTGATTAGCATTAATAGCGATTCCATTACGGAGTGATTCTATCAATGTTTTACCAGCTTCTAAGAACTGTTGTTTTTTACTTTCTATGTTGATAACAATACCCTGAAGCAGTTCATTTACCGCCATAGACACTCGTCCATCTGAATCCGTAAATGATGCTACAAATCCGTCAAGACTGACTGATCCGATATTATTGAGGTTATCAATGAAAGTACTCAACCCAGACACATCTGTATCGTCTATTCCAGATACGAGATCGTATAATCCCTGAACCTGTGCAGTGAAAGCTGCTAAGGCTACAGTATCAACATCAACGATTTCATTGGAGAACTTCGCCATATTCTTACCGAAGTCTTTGAGTGAACTTCCAAACTTCTTGAGTTTCTTGAATTTGGAATCTTCTGTTCCACTCAGTTTACTATGAAGATCTGCAAGGATGTTTCCTGCTCTGGCAGCCGAATCTACCGCATCCTGGTTGATATTACCAGACACTTCTTCCGAGAAATCTACCATTGCTTGTCCAAATTTAAGGATCTTTTCACCAAATGTAGCAAGATCTTTTTGACCTTTAAATTTTTGTATTATGCCGTCTATAGGATCTATAGAAGATTGTAATGTGGTTAGCATTGTTCCTGCGTTAGCGGCCGCCTGAATGCTTTCTAAGCTAATATTACCGGTAACCGTTCCTGAGAATTCTTTAATGGCATTACCAAATGCTACAATATTAGTAGCAAAAGTACCCATATCCTGTTCACCAGTATATAACTGCCATACACCGTCTGACTTAGGAAGAGAACTATTCAGCTCAGCAAGCATCTTACCGGCATTTGAAGCGTCTTCTACTCCCTGCGGATCTACTTTTCCAGCTACTGTATCAGAGAATTCAACAATTGCATTGCCAAATTTCACTATATTAGCCGAAAACGTATCCATATGCGATTCGCCAGTTATTGCCTGAACAAATCCGCCTTCTTTTGGTAATTCTTTATTCAATGCAGCAAGCATCTTACCTGCGTTAGCCGCATCCTGAACTGTGTCACCATCCACCTTGCCTTTTACAGTTGAAGAGAATTCGGCAATAGCTTCACCAAAGCCTTTCATCTGGGTTCCAAATTCATCAAATTTCACTCCACCAGTAAACCATGATGTTAACTGATCAAGTAAATTTGCTGCGGTAAGGACAAGCAATGCTTCTGCCATAGATTTAACACCATCCATAGCTGCTGGATCAATGTCATTTGCCATTTTGAAGAATGATGAGGCATTCTCCATAAACTGTGACAGTTTTGTGCCTATCTCCGGCAAACCATCAGCAACACCTGTCATAAACCCGCTGACGATATTGCCAAAGAATGATCCGATTGCATTACCTATCTTCTCAATAACTGGTATTCCTTTATCGAGGAACTCCTCTAACTGAGGTACCTTTTCCATCAGAGCGCCGATTCCAACGATTAATCCACCTATTCCAGCAATTAGTGTTGCTAATGCCCCAATACCGATAAATGCTGCCGCACCCATGGCTCCAACAAGACCTAAGATGACTAATGCACCGGACATAGCCAGCAACAATGTAGATAATGCAATCGCTGTTGGTATTGATGCTTCGACACCTAATTTGTCCATTGCGCCAAGTATAACTGCAAGTTCTGCTACAACCAGCCCCATTAAAGCCATGTAACCGATTGCTTTTGTATCAGCACCTTTAGCCAAACCGAGAACAATCATTGCCGCTGCCATAGCATTAAGAAGTATTCCTAATGAAATAGCTGTCTGAATAGATCCTTCTACATTTAAAGTATCCATTACCCCAAGTATTGTTCCGAGTATCGCAACAACTCCCGACATTACAAGCATGTTACTCATAACCGACTTGTCAATTTTCTTCGCCTGTCCAAGGATAACAAATGCTGTTGCCATAGAGTTGAGTAGTAACCCGATAGCTGTCGCTGATTGAATGGATCCTTCGAGATTAAGTGCTGACATAGCACTAAGAATAAGTGCCAGAACGCCAACAACACCCGTCATTGTATAAAGATTATCGGTAACGGTTTTGGAAATTCTATCTGTTTTGCCAAGTATTGCTATAGATGAAGCGAATGACAATAATAAAACAGATAATGCTGCTGATGACTTGAGCACAGAATTTCCATTAAGGAATGACATAGCAGTAATAATACCTGCTAATAACGCAACAACCCCCATCATGGTGCCAAGAGTCCGTATCATCTGTTTTGTATTCTTGGAAACCTGAGTTACTTTTATCATTAATGCGAATGTTGCCATGACTGATGTCAACGCAAGTGAAGCCGCAGCCAACCGTTCAGGTTTTATGAATGATAAAGCTACGATAGACCCAGCTAATAATCCTATTGCAACGGTCATAACAACCAAATCATTCTTACAATCTTTTGCATATTTGGTTACAGCGATCAGTCCAGTAAATAATAATTCCAATAAAGCTACTGCTGCTAAAGCCCGGCCAAGTCCATCCGGTTCAATCTTGCTTAGTACAAACAGCACTCCTGTAAGTACTACGAGCGCGCCAGACATCATAAGCAACATTGCTCCGGCTTTTGCCGCATTCTCGCCAGCAAAATTTGATACTGCGATAAGAGCCGCAAACATCAGTTCCATTTTGATTATTACGCTCATTCCTCGACTGATCTCATCATCGCTTATGTAACTTATAAGCTTGATAACCCCGACCATTGCCATCAGAGCTATTGAAATCTTGAGAATCATGCTTCCAGCTTTTGCGCCATGCTCTCCAGCATACTGTGATACCTTTACAATTGCTTTGAACAATACGCCAAGTACGCCTACAACAATCGTACCTTTTACGATTTCGTCAGCTTCAAGCTTTCCGGCAAGTTTAATAACTCCGACCATTATTACCAAAGCAAACGACATTTTAAGCAGCATAGATCCGGCTTTTTTACCATTTTCTCCAGCATGCTCTGACACTTTAACCATAACTGCGAAGAATGTGCCAAGTAATCCGATTACGGTTAGCCCTTTCACAATCCCCGATGCTTCAAGTCCATCAATCTGTTTGATAACTCTTACCATAACAAGTAATGCTACTGACATAGCAAGCATAGTCTTTCCTGAACCAGCAATATCAACAGGTCCTTTAGAAAAATTACTCAGTGCTAATGCTACAGTAGTCAATAAGGCAAGTATTCCAGTTATGCAGAGTAAATTTGTCTTCATCTGATCTGGATTCATGCCATTAAGTTTGGACATAGCTTCAGATACCAGTAATAACGATGCACCTATAGCAAGGATCGAAACCGTAGGCTTGCTGAAATTGCCAAACTTATCCATTTTAGATAATGCAAGAGATAAGCCAACTAATGTAGCCGCCATTATACCAATTGTTATAACAGCTCTCTCTAACGAATCCTCGTCAACTTTGGATAGTGCAACGAGAGATGCCGCTAACACACCAATTGCAAGAGCCATGTTAAGAATTCCTTTTGATACTGTCTCAAAATTCTTGGCTTTTGTTCTTTTGGTTATAGAAGCACTAATTGAATCAAATACCGATCCAAAACTTGTAAGTAATTTCCCAACACCTTTAGCTGGTGCTGAAAATGCCTCAACTGCTTTAGAAAGAGTCTTAAATCCATCTGCCATCTTATAGGTTATAGCAAGCATTCCTGCACCTACACCAACTGCAAATACTTTTCCAAAATTGATTTCTTTTATACTACTAATGCATTTCTTACCAAGTGATTTAATAGTATTTATTACAGTTGAAAAACCATTTTGAATTCCGTTGACTAATCCCTGAATAATGAACTTACCAATTTCAAAGAATTTTGTTGATGGTGAATGGATACCAAGAACGTCACGGATACCCTCAAGAAGCATCTTACCGAGCTCTACTATTGACTGAACTGCGGTCGTTGCACCATTCTTTATACCATCAACAAGCCCTTTAAGTATGTATTCTGGTATGTTATCAGCTGCTTTTAATCCGTCAATCCAATTCTTCACAGCATCTGCCGCTTTCTGGAGATGAGGGCCAAGCTTATCCATCGCTTTTCCAAACAAATTACTGAAATCGGTAGCGTCTCTCAAATCTACAAGGAAATCTCCCAATTTAGCAGTAACAGATAACAGATCAATATTGAAATATTTCAAAAGTGTCGATACAACTTTAATTCCGAATTTTAAACCACCACCGAGAACATTTGTAACCATATCAAGCAATGCAATAACACCTTTGATCGTTCGTTTCAGTTTATCAGCAGTATCATCGCTCATAACTAAATGCTTTGAGAATTTGTTAATGCTCTCAGCTAAGTTATATAATGTATCAGAAGTGATAGGGTCAAACATTTCAGAGAATGCCTGTTTGAATGTTTTCGCAAACTTTATACATCCCTTTATGCTATTACCCAAGGAATCGAGAATCAATTCTTTTCCGCTTGGTTTCTCTAACTGAGTGATTAACTCGCTCAATGGTGTTCCCGTTTTTTCAGCTTCCTTTGCAAGCTCTTTCAGTTTCTTTACCTGTTCATCAGTATATCCGACATTCTTCAATTCACTATCGGATAAACTTGCAATAGCTTCCGTGAGTTCTTCAGCACTTAATGTAGTATCCGACCAATTATGTCCGTTTCTTTCCCATACTTTATTCACAAGACCCTGCACGGTTGCAAAGTCATATCCGGCTTCTGTTAAAGCCTTCATTCGTTTTTCGTTGTCATTATCTCCAAAATCGCCTCTAATGACTCTTCCTACTACATCATTGAAGTACTCTACTTTATCGGTTATATCGTCTGTCGCTTTAGACGCTTCTGTTTCAGCGCCAGCTAACTTCTTTATTGTTTCTATTATAATACCGCCCGATAATTTACCTGCTGCAAATACTTTACCAATCGTGCCGTATTTACTGATCAGATCGTCGACAGCAATACCATGGCTTTTGGCAACTTCTATAAGTTTATTGTTAAAATCCTCTTCAGTAACCCCAGCCGATGTAATCCGGGAAATGAGAGTATCCCATTTTGAATTCAAGCCACTAAACTTTTCGAATATTTTACTTACATCTATACCGTTAATGAATTTTGTTAATACATTAGCTGCTCTTGTTACGCCAGTAGTGAATACCTGTGCAAATGGTCCAATATTTGCCTTAACATCGTTGATCTTAACTCGCAATGCATTGAACAATTCTACAAGCGGACCGTTCTGTTTAATCAACGGGCTAATAAACTCTGCACCTATTCTTGAAAGGGCTGACTTTACATTTGACATTGCACCGTTGAATGTTTCATTTGCTTTCTTTGCATGTTCACCAAACGTTTCGTCCATAGCTGTCGCAAAAGTATCGAAATCGATTTTCCCCTTCGACACCATATCACGAACATCTGCTTCGGTAACTTTGGCTCCATTTCCAACTTTTGTAAGGTACTCGGCCAATGTCGCGGCTGCGTTCATACCTCTGCCTGACAACTGAAGTAACTGGTCACCCATCATTCTTCCCTGACCAGCTATCTGTGTATAAATACGACCGATATCTTCATATGAGCTATTAGTCATGGCTGCAACACCCGAGATACCTCGAAGTGCACTCTTCATGGAATCACCAGCTCGCATACCTGATGCCGCCAACTGTGATGCTACTTTTGCCGCTGCATCCAAACCATATGCAGTTCCATCTACGCCATAACTAACATCTTCCATTACTGCGGCAACATCTTTTTCATTCTTAAGCAAACCCATTAACTGAAAGTTTGCATTTTCCAAATTCATTGCTCTGGAAATGCCGCCAGATTTTATGGTACTGGTAATGTAGCTGTTTGTTTTCTTGAAAAGAGAGATTACTGAATCTGTAACATTCTCAACAACCCTCATTCCCACAATTCCAAATGTGGAAAATCTTTTTTGCAACTGTTCCACGCCGGATGCAATATGATCGAGAGATATGTTGTTTGCAGCTCGAGATACATCCTGAATTCCTTTTGTTGCACCATCGAGTTTGAGTTTCTGTTTTAATCGGTCGAGTGATGACATAGTAGTTTTGACGTTTTTCTCAAAATTACGATTGTCAAACCTCATCTCGACAACTTTTTCATCAATAGTCGCACTCATCTCTTAGTGATCTCCTTCCACGCAGAATCTGCGATTTCGTCAAAAATAGGCTGAATAGAAGGATTGATATAATCTCTGCCTTCTACCCAGCCACCGGTTCCTGTTCCATGCCCATACTGAAGAATGATCGCTATTGGCACATCATTTTGAATGTTTGAATTATGAAATGAAATTGACGCTGATCCGTCTTTATTCTCGATTTTGTAATACCAAGAACTCGCTGTTTTTCCCGTATCTTTTGGAGTTGCGGCAGCTAATGCTTCAACGCCGGCACGACCATATTTATTGAGGTCACCGAGATGTATTACTTCCTTAGCTCGTTCAAGGAAATTAGTGAGATTTGAAAAGTCTCCTTTTTGTATAAAACTAATCATATCAATCCCTCATTTCGTTTATATCTTTTTACATAAAAAAGACGGTCAGCTGTGACACCATACCGTCCTTAAAAATTTCAAGTTATTTCAAGCAATTTTTTCCATGTTCTATTCTTTGCTGTTATTTCTCCGTCAGCTATACAACCATTAGCTTTCTGAAATGCTTTGACACTGCCATCAAACTTCATTCCGGCAATACCATCAACTACCCCACAATTATAGCCGATTCTGTTTAAATACTTTTGAATGGGCTTTACAACAGCGTGTTTATTGTTTTTCATCTTGCTTACTGTAACAGTCTTACTTAATGTTTCATTTCCAGCAATACCGTCAACCTTTGCACCTATGGCTTTCTGCACATCTTTTACGAATTGCATATGTGAGTATTTGGTAGATTTTTTTTCTTTGCTTTCTGAGATCGATTTGTTAAATAATTTCTGTTCTGCTGCACGTCTTTTTGTAAGTCCGTTTAATACTTTTCCACCAGCTTTATTATAAAGTAAGATTTTTTCTGAAATGGTTTCCGCATTTCTTCCGGTAACAAGCGTTTTTAAACTACCTGCTCCACAGTTATAACAGAATGATGTCAATGCTCCATACTGATTATCATTTGGCGTAAATGTTGTCACATACCGGTCGACATATGCAGAATATTTTTTTAAATCCTCTGTCAGATATTTTTCTGCCTGTGCCTGTGAGATTTTCATTCCACGTTTTACGCCGGCCGTATGCCCGTACCCAATTGTCCAAACACCAACCGAATCCTGATAGGAAGTCAATCGACAACCTTCAAATTTTTTAATCAAAGCTATCGTCTCTTTGTTTATTGTTCTTCCCATTTAATCATCCTTTCGTGTTAAATTTCTTTCTACGCTCAGCATTAATTCTGGCATACATCGCCGTAGTATCTTTTTTACTCATCTTTTTCTTTGGCTGTCGATCAAGCATACAGACTTTGATCTGATCAATTAATCTGTTCAAATGCCATTTCTCACATTCTAAAGGCATTTGAAGTTCGAACATCCAACTATATATATCCTCGGCAGTGATAAACTGATCGTTCAGTCTGCTTTTTTGTTCATTTGTGAACACGGTTGCCGTCATTTTTCGATATATATAATCGTTGAGTGCTTTAATGTTTTGTTCGGTCATGCTTTTATATGCATATGGATCAACATTCTTGTTTAATGTCATGCATTTGAAATAATCGATGGATTCTTCATAACTTAATTTTGTGGAGAGGAAAGGTTTATTCCACCTTGCCTCCCACTTCTGAAGAGACACCAAAGAATGCTCCATCGTTAAAGTTGCGCCTTTAAACTCATAAAATTCGTTTGTTTGGTCACTATAAAATTCCCTCGGTGGGATTGTTATTTCAATCATTCTTCAGTACTCCATTTTGAATTACGCAGTAGCAAGTACTGCTGTGTCGGCATTAGAAGCTGCATTCTCAGCCGCTTCTCTAAGATCTGCTGGTACAATGCCATTGATAAACTTTGCCGCTTCTTCGTCGTCAGATGAAAGCAACATATATAAAACTTCGTAAGCTGCTGTTTCGGAAAATGCTCGTGACAAAGGATGTCCTTCTGCATCTGTCTTTGTGAATCGTCGGCCATCAACCTTTTCACCGTACGCCGTGAGAATGATTGTCTTAAATGTCTTGATAATCTCTGACACATTCTTTGCTTTAACGATGTCGTCAAGCATCTCTGAAAATTTCTTACCAGTTGTGTATTCTAATTCAAGTAACTCTGGCTTAGATAAATGGAACCAAAGTTTTTCAGTTCTTGTTACTCCGTCGTAATCGTCATATGTAAGTTCTTTACAATACATAGTGTTATACCTCCTTAAAAAGAAAAGACCCCGTAGATTAAACACGGGGCCTATAATTGATTATGTGGATTATGTTTTATTATTTGTTTTTTACGCTGTTTTCATAATTTCAGCGATCTCATCTGGTAACGGAAGTCTACCATCTGTTCCAGGTGTGTAATACTTCTTCTCAGCCCAATCTGGAGCTGACACACCAGATACTGCAACATACTTATTGCCTTCTTTTGTCAAGTAATCTTTGTAATTGGTTGCCCAATCATCAGGCTGTGTTGATAACAGCTCTGGATCTGTTCCGTAAAGAACCTTTTCCAGGTCGGCAAGTTTCTTTGCATCTACCTTGGTACTGTCGAGTTCCAAGTGAGCTGTCGGGTTTCCACCAGGAACATCTACTGGAGTTGTGGAAATAGTCCATGAGAATTCAATACCTTCTGGACTGTTGTTCTTTGACTTATATGCCTTCTCAGACGGGCTTGCAAGAGCTCCATAAATCATATGTAACTTATAGCCATAATCATCCTGATCGACATCATTTCCGATTGCCGTCTGGTAGGACATACCAAATGCTGCTCTCTTCTGCTGTCCTGCAAATACTCCTGGCGCGATCTCTTTCTGACCATTACACTCACTGAATGAATCCGGATATGTGTAAGCAGTAATTGTAGCTCCGAAATCTTCAGAGGACATCAGGTTTACATACTTAGCATCATTTGCATATAATGCAGTAACTTCAGCTCCTGATGGACTTTCTGTAACACCGGTAAGGCCATTCCATGCTTCACCCTTTGGGTATGATCCATCAGACTCCTGCTTATAGCAGACACCTTTTTTGGTACCGGTTTCGTATAAACGTTCACCGATCTGATCCCATTTCATTAACATAGGTTTATTCTCCTTTTTTAAAAATATAGTGTGAATACATCGTGATTCAAGTTATCAGCTACATAATGTCTATCGTGGACACAGAATGGGGTTTCTAAAAGTTTATTGATTGCATCATTATCTGGTCTTTTTGAAATCACGATTACTTCATAGCATGTTCTTGAGATGTAAGCATGGTCATTTGCACGCTTCACGTCTCTTTTTTTTATCTGATATCTTATCGCCGGATAAGACATCTGTTTATTGTCAGGGGGCTGATAATACACATTTTTATTCCCTATAAATTCCTCTAATTTACTTTGCAGTTTAAGTCTGCTCGACATCTGTATACACACCCCCTAGTGTTAACGCGATTCTAGGGAAGCTAGATGGATCGATAGTTGTAACTTTCCACTTAACTCCCTTATACTCCGCGTATACAATCTTCTGACAATTCTTCGAGGCATAGGGGTTGGCTACTATACTAATCACATTTGATAATGTGGTATTGGTATTAACATTATTGCTTCCGTTGTGATTCCATCGCTGGGTAAAAAAATCGCCTCGGTATTTATGAGTGATTATTCGTTCCTCACTTAACCCAGGCTCTATTTCCACATTTTCTGCAAACCCAATAAGTCCGCTCCATTTTGCCATTTTGAATTATCTCCTTATGATCAGTCCTTAGCTGCTGTTAATGTTCCCAAATCAGCGCTGGTCGCTGTCGTACCATTTGGTTTCGCATATGATACACTGCCGACATTGCTTGTCACGCTGAAAGATACCGGCACATACAGAGCATCTCCAATAGAAATGATTGCTCTCTTTAAGAACATCTCTTTTAACTCACTTGTCTTAAGCTGAGTTTTACAAGCAGCATCCACATATGCCTTTGTATCACCGGATTTTCCGTATACATATGTAGCACTTACGTTTTTGTCTTTTGCGTCATTGAAAATCTTATCCATGTTTATTTATCTCCCTTCTGATAAACTAGGCAATTGCTTTCTTTGCTTCGGCAAGACCAGGTTCCTCGCTCTTGGTTTCGCTGCCGGATCTAAGCACAATTGCTGAGAATGGCTTATCAAGCGCACCTGAGCAACGAGTCTCAATCAGATACTTCTCCTGATTGTAGTCGATGTCGAAGTCGTCAAACATGTTGATTGATCCACCCTTATCAGCGCCGACCTTATAATCAGCAAGGTTTACGATCACACCATACACATCCTTATCGTCCTTATCTTTAAGACCATCCATAACTGGAACTGTAACGATTTTACTTACTCGAAGTGCTGTTGCAAGTTCAGCTTCGGTCTTATATAACTTGTGTCCGATGGTATCCTCAAGAAGCAGACAATCAGTAAGCATGTCTTCTGTAGTATACAGAACCGGATTTCCTGATCCCTTATAATTCTTTCTTGATTTAACGGCCGCACGAATGAAATTCTTTGCCTTGTCATCCTCAGATGAACCTGCGGCAACTGCCCATCTAATTGTAAATAAATCGTGATCATTCAGAACTGGACGAATACGATTCTCGTCAACCTTGTCATCACTAGATGCAAGTCTGCCATCACCAAAGAGAATTGATCTTGCAATTTCCTCGTCAAGCATCATTCGCATCTCTGCCTTGAGCCAAGCAACAATGTCGAAATCTGTGATGTCAATAATGTCATCACGATCCATCTTCTGTTTCTTATAGATTGTTGTTGGATCGGTACGTCTCTTAAGTAAACTGAATACTTCTTCTTTCTTAAGCTTTCCTTTGATATAACCCTTAGCTCTTGCTTCATCCTCTGTGATGTCAGCGAACATTGACTTGATTCTGCTAAATGGAACGTGATGTACAGATGACATTACCTGCTGTACCCAATCCATATTTCTGCTGATGAATGATGGCACTGGTGAGTCAGCTTTTGCCTCTGGGAATAAGAATTCAAGATTCTGTACGCCATATTCATCAGCGTGTGCCATAAAACTGTCTTTTAATGATCCGTATTTCTTAAGATCACCAATGATTGTCTTCATATCATCGTGAGACAGAACCGCTTCGTTCTGATCATCCTGAATGTTATTCTGATCAAATAAGTTGTGTTTCATTTCATTATCTCCTTCTTCATTATCTTTATTGTCGGATTCTTCAACGTCTCCTAATGACTCTCCGATTAATCCGAATAAAACTTTCTTCTGCTCGTCATTCATGGTATCAATGACTTCCTCGATGGTCTTTCCTTTTTCAATAGCATCTTTCCCTGGCTCAGTGTCTGGTTCTTCTTCAGAATCATCCGCATGCTGAATGATCATGATATTTTCATCATAGAAAGCCTGAAGCTCGTCCGCTTCTTCATCACCATGAGCCATAATAAAGTCAATGCTTGCCCCTGGATTGGCTCCGGCGAGTACGAGACTGACTTCCTTGATGTCACCATGGATTACATCGCCACCGATCTGCTTAAGATGGTTTGCCCATATTGATAAGCAAGCCACGTCACCATGCATAACCCGTTTCTTTGCAGCCTGACCTTCTTCGGTATCGTTAAACGATCCATACGCATATACTCCATCTTCACGATTTTCAAGTAATGCATGGCCAAGAACTGATTCGACTTTTGTATGATCATGCATCCAAACTAATGGAACCTTTTTTCCATCACATTCCTTAAATGCACCATGTCGAATCGTTCTTCCGTCGGCACAAAGTAAGTCGTTTCTAGTGGCATAACCACTGAAATCCCATTTCTTACTCATTTTGATTGTTTCCTCCTTCTTGGGATTGATTTTGGATATTTGGTACGGACATATTGCCTTCTTTAGCCTGACTGATATTACTGTTTCTCAGTTCATCAGCCTTTGGATCTTTCGATGGCTTCATACCAATAACCTGTCTCATTTCATTTGATGTCATAATTTCGTTTCTTGTGAATTTATCCGCGATATCTGCGATATTATTGACTGGAACCAGTCTGAACGGATCTTTGAACATCTGAATTGTCTGCCCTTGTGTACGAGCAGTCTTTGTTAAGAATTTTCTTTTAAATTCGTCAACAATGGCTGAAACTATCGGCTCAATTGTCCGATTCATATAATTCAGCATTGTCTTTTCGTCAGCAGTACCGTCTAAAATACTCTGTGTAATACCTATCTGGGCAAACACCTGATTAGTCAGATACTCTACCTGATTCATAAGATTGTTTTCAACAGGACGATTAAGCTGAATGATTTTTTCAGTTGCATCAATATATGCAACACCGTATTTACTGCCTACAAGCTGGTCTTCGATGTCTTTACGTCTGGTCTCTGCCTGCTCTTTCTTTAGCAATGATCTCGCCTGATACGGTAACTGAACAATTATGTCAAGTTTTCCGGATGCCGTTTTTTCATCTGTCACATCCAATAATCTCAATTTTTTTGCCAGCCGCTGCACCTGTGAGTTAGGCTCATTCACAATCGTATAAAGTGGATTTTCAATAATTGCTACAATTCTTTTAGGCACTACTACATCTTCTCGCTTACCGGTCTGATCGTTATACACTCTAACCTTTACATGGCGAGGATACCATTCAAGTATCTTGCATGTTCTCATTGATCCGATGCTGTAAGAATCGGTTGTCAAAGGATCTTCGTCGGTGTCGATAGGTATTGCTCCAACACATCCTTCATCTAACATTGACATAACTAAATCCTGTAAAAATGCGCGACCTGTCTGATCAATGTTTGCTTCCAAATTCAAACAATTGTTTAGTCCGGAATCCACATCTTCTTCATACCGGCCATTTTTGTCATTCTTACAGTGTTTAATTCCAACACTTGATGCATCAACGGCAATTCGATTAAATATGGAATTAATAATGGAACGATCGTTACCACCAGTAAGAATCAATCTGTCAGGTCTTCGCCCATATCCACTTCCATAACCGTAAGGGTATGTTGGTTCTTTATTTCTGAACGCATTCCAAGCACGTTGAAATCTATCTGCTACTCCCATTTAGTACCTCCTAGTCAAAACCAAGCCATTTTCTACCCAAAGCTATCTGTTCCGAACTAAGTTCATTCGTTTGAGTGTTTGTTATGTACTTGTTCATTTTTCTTGCCCAGCGCTGAGCTTTAGTAATTGATTTCTGACTTATCATTGCAGTATCTTTTGCTACCGCATCTCTTTTTTCGGCTCGTTTCTTATACTTAACCGCTTTTGCATAGACTTTTTCGTATTTTGAATTATATGCGTCTGCCTTATTCTGATACTTATGAACTTTATCCAAATTAGAAAAACGCTTATTTCTCTGTTTTTCCGCCTTATATGCGTATGTTTCCGATCGAGTTTGATACGCCGTTGCTTTTGAGCTTAATTTTTTATACTTCTTTGCAACACCAGTTGCATTTTTTATAGCGGCCTTATTTGCTCTATCCCCGCTTTTTGTCACATTTCGATCGAGTTTACTAAGTTTAGCATATGCTTTATTTATAGCAGCTCCTCGATTTTTTCTGACACCCCACTTCATTCCAAGAACTCCATAATGTGCCAAATAATCATTGTTATACTGATCTAATGTTTCCACCTGTTACCTCCTAGTCAAAGGCTTCACGATTAAGCTTATATGCGACATATGCGTCAAGCATTGCTGCAACTGCATCTATCTTCTGCTCATATCGTTTCTTTAATAGTTTTCTATTACCATTTGTATCTTCCATCGTGATACAATTACCCATGGCAAACGTCATAAGTTCCTCATCAAACAAAAGCATACGTTCCTCAGCCAGTTTCTTTAACTCACCTAATGGAACTGATTCTGTCTTAGCGCCCTGTATTACTTTTTCTACTCCGAACGGGCTGTTTTCTCTTGCCCAACGTTCTACAAATTCCCGAGCATTATACGGGTCATATCCGAAACTTACTACGTCATACTCTCGTTGATTTATGTACTCATCCAAATCGTCATAAACCTGCATCATGTCTAGCACAGTTCCCGGCATTACAATCAGTGAACCTTCATTCATAAAAGATTCGTACTTAACTCTCATCGCCATAGGCAATTTCATAAGAGTTTGTTCTGTAATGTAGTTCCGAGTCTTTATTCCAAAAGACCCATCGCCAATTGGAAACATAAATGTGAATGCACAGAAGTCATCACCCTGCGATAGATCTGCTCCGAGGGAACATGGCATACCCCAATAGTCTCTTTTTTTCTTATGAGGTAATGTTTCTTCATAAGTGAAATAATAGGTATAGCCTTCCATTGGAATGCCAAATCGCTTCGCCAAAATATCGTTTCGAACAGCGGGATTTTTCTCGGCACGTTCAACATCATCCTGATAAGTGTCATATGTGACTGTTTTTCCAAGATTTGGGTTTGCCTTTATCCACATCTCTGGATTGCTTACTTCGTCAATTGAATCAAGCTTGTACCACCATATGGAGGTATGAATTGATGAATATTCACCTTTTAAAATTTTCATCAATTCCATTTTGATTGTGTCTCCACTGCCATTTCGTACAGTACCCTCTGAGCTAATCGCAAGAATCAGATAGTCATTATTCTGAGCGGTTCCCTGCTCTTTTGCTGATGATTGTTCTATCGCACCAACAACATCTTCTCGAACATCGCCGGATAGCCATTCGTCGATTGTTGCAACTTTGATTCTCTGACCCTGAAGTTTATCAATCGTCATAGGAACGACTTCCAGTAAAGAACCAGTAAGGAAATTCTGTATTCCCTTTTTAGTGCTCGCCAGATAGGTATGATTCCCCGTTTTTCCAACAGTACTATGCACACTTCCTTCAGTTAAGAATTTGTACAGCGGTCCTCTTGAACGAGCGATTGCAGTTCTTATTGGTGACATAACTTCGTCAGCTTGTCGCATTGTTGGTGCAGTTGTTATTTGATGTGTTGTGGATGTATCTACATTGAGAAAGTAGTTTTGTATGCATGAGGCATACATGGATTTAGCTGCTCCTCGAGCAACTATAAGATATTGTTTGTTAATAAGACGTTTCTTGATTTTCTTTGTAACGTAATGTCCACCATGATTATCTGGACCGGGAACATATACGCTACGTTCGACATAATAATACCAACAAAATATTTGTTCTGCCCATAGCTTGAAAGTATCAAGTAAATGCAGATCTTCTCCGTTGGTCAATGTCAGCTCATCTTCACAATAATCGACAAATCCTTGCATGGCTTGATCATCGTACCATATACCAGGATTAGCAATTAATGCGTCAATGCGGTTCATTTCCATTTCGATCTCGGTATTGATTGCTATATCCCCTCTAATTACAGCATCTCTAAACATACCATAATATTTAGGCACAGCAGTATTAGATAATCCCATACGCGATCACCTAATTACCCTTCTTCTTATCTTTTTTATCTCCACCTTCACCGATGATCGGCGCTCTTGCACTATCTTTCTTCTTAAACGCGTTATAAGCTTTGGCGATATGGTTATATCCCTTTGTGCTTACATCCATAACATCGTTCACTTTACGTCCGGCACTGATATATGCATTTACGATCTTTTCGCCAGCTGAAACGTCTTTGGGAATTAGCTGCTTAATATTTCGTTCGAGACTTAATCGATTATAAGCATTCTGTAATTCGTTATATGAAAAAAGATCAGCATTTTTATATAACTCTTTTGCTGATCTACTTTCTAATACTTTCTGTTTTTTTGTTTCGACAGATTCATCTTCGGTCTTCGGTTTATGCGTAAGGGTGTCATATTCTTTTTTTAACTTCGCTGCTCTTTTTCGACCTTTAGCTGTCAATGTTCCATCGGCATTTTGATAACGCCGGACTCCCCATTTCATTCCGAGTATTCCATGATGAGAAAGAAAATCTTCTGAATACGGGGTTCCCATATAACTCCACATAACGTCATCCCTCCTCTTTTTGTTTGTGTTCTGAAGCCACTTGTAGTCGCCATTCCATTTCTAATATATTCCGATTTATAGCGTCTGCATGAGTTGAACTTGATGGTGGATCAAACATCATACGAACTTTGAGTCCGACATATGTTTTCGCCCAATCAATATATATATTGTCATTGATAAAATCTTCCCACGTCGCAGTCGAATCTTTAATGCTAAATGGTGTTTTAGGACCAACGCCCAACTGCCATAAGATCATAAATGCTGTGTTAATGTCGGCAATGATATCATTGTCGAAATCCTTATCTTCATCCAAAACACCATTGAATTCTTTTACGAAATCTAAAATACTATTGGTCATATCGATCTCCTTAATGTTTCCAAGGACATGTGTCGTTTGGTTTTCTTTCTATTGGGTTAGTAATTAGCAGATTCACATCACCATAATGTATAGCGTTATGTGTACTTTGAATTGTACAGACAAGATATTCTGGATTTAGTAATGAATCCGTTCTGGATAAAATATCTTCTTTGGTGATTGGATTTAGATGATGAATTAATACCGGTCCATGAATATCATAACCTGGCATAGCCAAATCACAACATTGATCCCTTATGATTATTTCATCTCTGATTTTTTTCCATTCCGGTGATTTATAAAATATCTGATTGAGGTATCGATCCGAACCAAATGTATCCGCACCAACCTGTCCATCCAATCGTAGATATTCAAATCGTTCTTCAAAAGTCGGTATTCGTATCAGTTCAGAATATCGTCTAATATTCATCGACATCACCGCCTTGACCGGAATATTTTCGCATTGCTGCTAATGCCTCTGCGTATGTTTCTTCCATTCTCTTCTGACTCTGTAAAGCTTCAGTTTTAGCCTTAAGTAATCTATTTTCTTCTCGAAGCTTTTCCAGTTCGAGTTGATCTTTTGTGGAGCCAGCTTTAAGAAAATATGTAATTATTTGTGATGATGCCGTTCCCTCTCGTAACTGTTTTTCTGCTGCCTCGTTAGCCAAAGCAATCAACTGTTTCTCTCTTGCTTCAGGTGTCAACGCCGGTCTGAGTTTAGCAGTAGTGTTTTTAGCTTTCGGCATACTTTTAACCTCCTTCTATTATCTTTTCAACCATTTAGATAACATTTATAAAGACTTATGATGCACCTGAAATATGCTCAGGATTTTTTTCGAAAGGAGGCATTTTCTGGACGTGGCATCACCAGAATATATGTGCGGAGGGTTTCACATATCAAATTTAAAGAATCATCATAAGTCCTTGTAAATATCATCTAACAATCAAGCAATGAATAACATTTGTAAAGACTCATTAATGTGAAAGGATTGGAAATAAACGCTTGTAAGGGGTGGATTACGAAAAGCATTAATGAGTCTATGCAAATATCATTCATCGACTTTCTCCCATTTTTACCTCCGGGGAATTTTTGAGGAGGGCGGCGATGACGGCAGGGGGTGTGATTTTTAAGACCCCCTCCCTATGTATTCATCGTCTACCAGTGATACGGTTAAGCCGCTACGCTGTTATTTGTTATTTTTTTGTAAATATTGAATGGATCAGTTTCAATTATGCTATCGATTGCCTGTTCAACTGCACGATTATATTCTTGCTGCGATAAATTATCTTCAACTTTTGCAATTCTTGCTAAGTATTCGCAAGTGTTGTAACCTTTTTCTTTGTCAAACAATAACCATTCTGTAAACTGTGTAAAAGGATTAAAAGGATTGTCGAAAGTTGTAATTGCAACTAAACGATCGATGGCATTATTACTATTGCTCATTTAATTTCCTCCTTTTAAATACTTTGAAACTGCTGAAACAGAAAGATTCATTTTGTCAGCGATCTCTTGCAATGTGTAATCGGATGCTGCATAAGCTTTGATACGATTAATCTGAACTTGTGAAATGCCACGCTTTTCTTTTGGCATTGATCTTTCGCGAAGCACATCCGGATTTGCATTGTTAAGTATCTGCTTTAATTTATTTTCACTGATAGCCCCTGACTGAATTGCTTCCCATTCACGGTCAGTAATTTCTATAGCTCTGTCTCTTCGTGCCACAGATCCAACCTGCTGCCGATACTTAGTAAGCGCCTGTTGACTAATCTTTTTAAGATCACTCGTTTTCATATCAGGATTACTTTGCTTTTTCTCGTTTATCTCTACATTCGCCATCCGCTGTGCAGTACGTTCTTTGACCGTGTTCTTAAGGGCATCGTTGAGTTTTGCATCCAGTGAGTCTATCTCATCTTTATACTTGCTCTTTGCCTCTTTACTGGTTGCTATCTTACCTGTATAAGACATCTCTATTCTAGCTTTATTGGCCAGCCCCTTCATGTCATTGGCATACTGGGCATATAATAGCTCCATAGGATGACGTGCTTCAGATACTAATGTATAAGCATCATCAGTCTCTGCCATCTTTGTACTCTTTTTGGTTCGCATTTTCATCTCGTATCGGATCTTACCAGTACGATCTGTATAGTATACCTCACCAGTGGTATTGTCTTTACGCTTAACAGGGGTGTACCGATCAATGGATGCCTTATCAGTGGTATTATACTTAATTGTATCTCCATCAGCGGTTTTGATTGTCACTGTACCAGTCTTTTTATCTATGGTCCGATTAGGGTAATACAAATCATCAGCTGTCTTATAAATCAATGATCCCTCTGGTCTGGATGGGTCATACCACGACTTATCTTTCAGATTGATCTTTGGCGTTCCTTGTGTCGCTGGGACACTTGTCTCTCCTTTAGCTCTTGAAAGTATTGTGGATGCTCCACCAGATCTAACAAGATTGCCATTTTCATCATACTTCGCCTGGTAATCTTTTCTAAGCTGTGCAATGTTATTGTCTTTTTCACTCGCTTTATAGTCGAGTTTGTGTTTTTCAGCATCAATTACAACCATAGAATGTCTAACAGCTCTGGCCAGTTCTTTTTCATCCGCGCCAGCTAATGTCATATCTGTGATAAGATTAGATATTTTACCCATTTCTGTCTGGGTATTTTTCATAACCTTATATTCATGACCATCCCGATAATAATGTTTTTCGCCATTACTATCAATCTTTACTTCTCCGCCATATTCGAGTTTTGGATCAAATCCTTTAAGTCCATCAAGTTCTGGTGTAGATGTGATCCTCACCTTGCTACTGGTAGGTATAACCATAGCAGTATCCCCATCGAAGTCTGCACCAGATAATCGAGCGGCTACCGTCGCATTAATACCAACAGCATCCTGTGCCAATGGCCCAATTGTTTTAATTGCATCTTTATTACGATTGTTAACTGTACAAATAGGTATCTCAAACGTTCCTCCGTGAGGGTAACGAATAAGTGCCACTTTTGTTCCGGACGAATACTTTGGTGCATATATCTCATTATCTTTGAGCGATGGGATTGGTATAATGACATGATACTTCTGATGCGGTAATGCTGCTGCCTGTAAATTGACAGCTGCCGCGTCACAACCATCCGCAAACTTCTCAAGATAATATTTCTTAACAGTTGGGTTAGTCAGTGAACATATCTCAGCATACTCATCCATCTTATTTGCTTTCGCCAAATTAAGCTGCTTTTCTGCTAATGTCTTTGTCTGTTTACCAAGAAACTGTGACGGTAACGCATCTTTCCAGTCATCCCAATCACCCTCATCAGCTCTCTTATTTATGAGACCGAGTTTCTTATTAGGGTTATCGGATGCTCCAGAAATCCGTTCGCCGGTTTTACTGTCATACCAATACTGTCCGCCCTGATCCGCGTCTTTTATAAGTGATCCAAATGGATTGTCCGGATCGTCTTTGATGTCTTTTAAAACTTCGAGTTTAGACTTATCTTTTGTTTTATTGGTATTAAATCGTACATCTATACCATCTGGTAGATCATCAGAATAAACTGCCATTCCCTTGATGTATTTCTTCCCGTCTACCATGATTCGAACCTGTGAATATCTGGATTCTCCTAATGATAAATCAGGGCACCCTCTTCTGATTTCAACAAGTCCGTCTTTCTCTAACCCGCCATCTTCAGCATAACAAATTGCTAACCGCTTTGAATCCAAGCTTGATGGGTATGTGAACTTTCGTTCAAATGTATCGCCACCATCACGAGATATGTAATCATTAATAGTTTTTACTCTGTCCAGATCATAAATCTCCTGATGTTCGATTCCCGGTTTACAAAGTACCCTCTGAGTCGTTTTCTGAGAAGTATTAGTAGCCTGAGAGAAACGTCCGCCGTATACGTTATACCCTTCCCGTGTAAGAATGGTTAAAGCCTGTTCGAGTTTTTCTTTTGATATTCCAAGCTCACGTTCTACTCCGGTACCGACATCGACCATTTCTTTACTGTCAACCTGCTTCTTAAGATAGTTAGCAGTATTACGAGCCTGTTTCATTTTGCTTTCTGAACTGGCATTAAGCAGTGATCGTACAGTAGACTCATTAATACCTAGTTTTCGTCCAATCTCAGAATTGTTTAATCCATCAGATCTTAATGATTTAACATGTTCGACAATCAACATACGCCGTTCATCTTTAGCCAAAGACTTTTCAGTACGATACTGTCCTGTGGTAAGTCCAAATTCATTTTTAATATTTTCGGGTGTTTCTTCCCACCCAGTTTTCTTAAGAGCTTCTACTCGACTAAGGAAATCCTGTCCATGCTGATATGGATTCTCTCCTGATCCCCATGGAAAACGACCTGAATGCCTCGGTGTTCCATAATGGGCAAGGAAATTTTCGTCAAGCAATAATGAATCAAGATCTGAAAAAGTATTCATGTTATACCTCCCCGTTATTTAAAGACTGAAATAATTTATCAAGATGAATGATTTTGTCTATAACAGGTGCCACATCTTCTACTGTCGGACAAAATACTTCCACATTATCATTCTGATAAATTCGAAGCTCGTACTTGATCTCTCCCGGTTTCACTTTGTATTCCAAACAAAACAGCGCAGCATAAATTAATAGCTGATCCATATGTGCTGGGATACGTCCAGTCTTTAAATCATGAATTCTTAATAATCCGTTTTTGAAACTTATAGCATCGGCAGTTCCAAAAAATCTTTCTGAATAAAATAAAACAACCTCTGTGTTCATCTGATATCCGATTGCATCATTAACATATGAATAAATCGTTTTCTTTGAACGAGGTTGTTTAATTCCAAGATCAATTGTTTCTTTTGCCCATGCATGAAGTTTAGTGCCCATCTCAGATGCTTTTTTATTTCGATATATTTCAATCGCTTTTTCATCATCATACCGTAGCCAATGGTATTGACTTGCTGAGAATGGAGCGTGGAGTCCTTCAAGACTCGAATGTTGATTGAAGATCATTTAGCACATCCTCCTTATTTTCTGGATAAATGAAAGCGGCATATGACATATGGTTCATCTTCTCAACATAATACCCTTGATTTGGTCGATGACTCGCCGTAGCATTTTTCTTTCCCTCAAGTGCTGCCCATTTATTTTTGTATAAAATAAGAAGGTCCGGAATTCCCTGTATTTCCGTTGGGTCCATATGTAATACAATGCATCCCGGAAACCGGTGTTCCAATTCATTTACCAGCTTTGTCTTGAATTTGTTTTCTAACATCGCTAATAATACCCTCCTTTCAAAATGAAAAAGGAAATGCACGCTGATAAAAAAAATAGCGTTTCTATCCTTTCTCTCTATAAAAGGGTATGTAAATGACGCGAGAAGAAAAATGAAGATAATTTGTATTTGCCGCTAAAAAATAAAGACCCAATGTATTTCTACACTGAGTCCTTATTGACAGATTTATTTTTTAATTTTTTGTTATTTTTAATTTCATCACATTAACTTTATTGTTTAATACATCCCCGATCCCAGACATATAACCGTTTACAAAAGATTCTTTTGTAGCTTTGTTTGCAACTTTGATAGTTAAGTATTGGTTTAATAATATTCCACCTATACCAATCATAGTTCCCAAATTAAGACCTTTAGTAAAGTCATCCATGTCGGAAATCTTTTCTTTGCATTCCTCGTATTTGTTTTTAATTGTTTCTTTTACTTTCATAATAAAAACCTCCTTAAAATATAGTTTTTCTGTCATTAAAGCGGTTGTAGATTTTGCGAAAAAATAAAGACCCAATGTATTTCTACACTGAGTCCTTGTTATTAAAATATTATGGTAATACCATGCTCTTTTAATTTCTTTGCGATAAAAAGCTTAAATGATTCAGTTTTTTCTTTTGGTCCATGTTCTAAATAACACATTAAAAACCCCAAACACCACGCGGCTTTCGTATCTTTATCTTTATAATTTGGCATCATGATAAAACCTCCTTTTATTTTATTTCATAAAGGTCTATGTAAACGATGCGAGTGTTCATTTATGATACATTAAATTATGTATGCATTCAGTTATGAAATATATTTTTTATCTGACAATTGTTACAATATATACATATTAATCAGAAAGGAGGTATAAAAATGGCTGAGCAAGCATTAATTAAAGACAATTCTATGCTTAATATATGTAAAACACATTGCTCGGTATCAGGTAAACCATCAGCACCAAACATGACACATGCGATAAAGAAACATTGTGGTAATATGAATAATGCTTATATTTATACACAACCAGAATTATTATCCTATAAAAATCAATGTTACCGTAAAGGGCTCAAAGAAGGTTATATACAAAGTGGTAAACTAGTTATTTATATTGCCGCTTGTGTTGCGTACGAATACCGATATGAAATTTGGTCTTTTGCTAAAGATAAATACACAAAAATTACTGAAGCAAAAAACACTAAGAAAAATGTAAAAACTACTAAAAAGGCAATGAAACCTGATGCCAATCTTACAGATCCCGATAATATTGACCGCTCAGATTCAGATATTGATACTGAGTAAATTTATTATTTTTTCTATTCTAAACTTGATATATTATGAGTCAAGTTACACATCTTTATAATAGCAAATTTTTATATTCCCTCCGAGCCCCTAGCACAGACCTTGTGTTAGGGGCTTTAACCACCTCATTTTCACCATCTGGCCAAAAGCCCAAAAATTTTCTCTATTTATTATAAAAATATATATTTTTTTTTCACAATTAATAAGAGAAAAAAGTGGGTTTTTGGCCACAACACCCCGCAAACCCGCATAAAACCTAGGTTTTTCGCTGGCCAAAAACATTTTCAAAAGTGGGCAGAAACCCACTTTTTTTGGCCATTTGACCAAAATTCTCCAAAATTCACTCCAAAAATTTGCATAAAAAATGACCAGAACCCGCAAAAAGTGGGTAGCTGGCCAAAAATTTTTATAAAAGTGGGCAGAGATTTTTAGTCAAAATACAGCTAATTATTCTCAGTTTCGAGAGTTATTTCAACACTGTTATCTTTCTTTGAGAAAAACAATCTTACCTTATATGACTTGTCGTTGTTGTAACCCATATATAATGATCCGCTATCGTCTTCCGAATCATAATCAACAGTGTCAAATCCCGCGTCTTTGCATTTCTGTTTATAGGTGTCAAACTCTGATCTTTCGGCGTTTTTTACGCTACCAGTAACTAAATCACCATAATTATTGAAACTGATTTCTTCCGCCGTAAATATATCATTTGGATTAGGAATCATTGTTGATAAATCTTTTGTTGATACTTCTTCTGAAACAGTATTATCTGACGATGAAATAGTTGATGTTGAGTTCTCTACCTCATCTACTTCTGCTTCCTCTACAAGAGTTGTTCCAGTCTTACCAGAACCGTCGCCACTTCCGCCATTATTACTACTATTATCAGAGCATCCAACAGCAAACATGGTGACTGCCAAACCCATAATCAATAAAGCCTTTCTCATATCCTTCTACCTCCTTCGATATGTACAAAATATAAATTGATTATAGTCTGTCTACATCCGGGCTGTCAACTGATTCTGACACGCTACTGCAAGGAGTTACTGAAAAGCCATTAATGCCACCTACTCCGTATACAGTATTCAATGTATTCTTAGTATTTATCTCTTTAAGAGTGACACGATAATCATCAACACACTTTTTAATAACTGCATCGTGATTTTTTCCTCGCTCCTTCATTTCCTCGGCCAGATCACTAATCCCTTCTGCTAATATACACACGGCACCAGCAATAATCCAAGCAGTAACATGACCACCAAAATAATAAAATCCCCAACATAAAAATCCTAAAATCATATACATCTCTTATTCCTCCTTTAATATGTTAAGTCTTTTTTTAATAAATTCGTCTTTCTTTACATCTTCCTCTTCACGAACAATTTCTACAATGTAGTCATTATCGCTGCTACCAGGTTCAATCTGAATGATTTCAGCACGTCTATCCACAAGACTCCGACCTGATAGATTATTAATATAGTTACCGCTCCAAATTTCTATAACTGAATCATCTAATAACTTTTTCATCTCTTATTCCTCCCTTGGCCAGACGATATTTATACTGAACTCGCTATTTCCCACCGCCATAATATCAGCCACTTCAGAATTTAATAGTTTTTCTGAAAGCATTCCTCTTCGATATTCATAGCAATTAGTAGTTATTAAAGCCATATTATCCACACTGTCAATGTGAATATCATCACCTAAAGATATTTCCAAAACATCTTTTACTGTCATCTCTTATTCCTCCTTCGTCCAGTGAATCTTTACTCTTAATACGCCAGTGAATGCAAAAATATCAGCTACTTCGGAATTCACTATTTTTTCCAAAACCATTCCTTTTTTGTAAGCGATACGATTAATAGTCATCATACAATCATCCGTATTGTTTACATCATAAATATCAATGTCATCCGTGCTTAAATCCAAAATATCTTTTACAGTCATTTTTTTATTCCTCCTTTTGATTCTTATGAAACATGTCGTATGTCTCCTGAGCGCTTCTTGCCATATAATCAGCATATTTTGCAGCCATGTTCAAAGCTTTTTTCAGAAATTCAAGATCATCCTTTACCGACTGATCATTACATTCCGTTGGTGCAGTTGGACATCCGTCAGGATATTTATCTCTAAGCCAGTTATTAACCGCCTCATTCATGCTTAATTCATCTGTCGTAGTATCCTGGTCAATTCCATTTATTAGCTGCCGTTTTCCTCTTTGATTTTTGGGTTCACATGTAATTATTGATTTATCCGATTTACCCCAAGGAAACGGCTCACCAAATAACATTTTCTCCATAGGAAATTCCGGTTGATCAGGTATCTTCTTTTCAATCTTCTCAAGACTTCCGGCATAAGAAAGAACACAGGCATACATTGGTGATTCACCTTTTGCTTCAACTACGATTAATACATCTTTGCCGTTTTTAATAGCTTCATAGTCACTTCGACTTATAAATAGCTTTTCCATAAATATCACTCCTCCTTTTCAAAACTATAATGTCTTGCAGCATCTTTTGCCATCTGAACAGCATAGTCTACTGCTGCGTCTGTCGTGGTATCTGAATCAATACCGTTTACCATCTCTTCTGAAGTTATAATATTTGTTGTACTGATAGAATTTATTGCATCAATCTGTGCCTCAGTTAGTTTAATACCATGATTCTTGAAAATATCTTCAGCCCATCTAATGTCGGATTTATTAACCTTATTTTCACATCCGCTAGAAGTGCTAACAATCAATTCAGAATATGGTAAACTTTCAATCCACCTACAGAACTCTCGCCATTCATCCAACTTATGGTCTTTACGAGATTTATAAATGTTTGCCAGCACCTCATAATTCAACATGACATTACGAGTCTGGTTATAACTGCTCGGAAGAAGCTGAATCATCTGCCACCAAAGATCTTTCTTACTTGGTTTTTTAAACCCGTTATTATCCCAAGTATCATAGTTAAGATATGCCTCTCTCAATTCGTTTAGATGAACAATAAGTTTCATAATATGCTCTGTTCCACTAACCATAAGCATATCTGCGCTGAAATCGCCATACTCAAATTTCTTTTCAGCAATTTTGTGCATCGTACTGCAAGAGTTCGCAACAGTACCTACCTTATAAGTATCAAATTCTTTCCCATTAATGGACTATCTTTTACTATTGTTTTTTGTGTGTTAAAAAATAAAAAAGACCCGGATTTTTACTCCGAGTCCTTACTCTTCTAATAAATATAATATTTAAACCTTTCATTTCGTCTAAACGCCTTTTTTGCACGGATGTATTGAATTAACCCTTTTGCGTGAAATTCCATACGATATAATTTATCATCTTCCAGGAACTCCAAGCCTTCACTGATTTTCTTCCAATCTCTTCCGTATTTGGTCGTTTTAACTGTATAGTATTTCGACATAAACATCACTCCTTTCTCATTATAGGAGATGCTATTTTCGCTAACACACAAATATAAAAGAGAAAAGCCCAATACAATATCTGCATTGAGCATTTACTCTTATTTACTTAGTGATATAGTGTATCCTTCTAAATACATCCAATATATTTTTGTTGTCTGATGATGACATTGTTAGCAAGTAGTATAAACATATTTTAATTTTGCTTCCAGCTAAATATAACGTTATGGTAGAATCTTTATTTTTTTTCTTACCGTTAACGATACCTAAGCGGCTTGCTATTTTAAAACATTTTAAATATCTTACTAACATAATTTTTGCATCGTTATGTTCAAATATATCTGATGTACGTATGATAGTTTTACTCATAAACATCACTCCTTTCTCATTATAGGAGATGCTATTTTCGCTAACACACAATAATATAAAACAATAGGACACCATTTCGGTTTTCATGGGCTTCGTTTCCTAAAACCCAGCTACGTATCAATAGTAGCCCTACTCCCCCGCCCAGAAGGCATAGGGGATAGCCTCTACAGGTTCATTCTAAATAATGTAAAACTATTACTTTTTATCTGTTTCCATAAACTTTTCATCAATATCGGTAATACGTTCGATTGTTTTAAAAACGCATTTGCATTTACGACAAGCATAATAACGTTCTATCTCAGTACCTGATTCATTTATTTTTTGATGATGTGAATATGTATTACTATTGCATTTAGGACATCGCATAAAATACCCCCTTTTTCAAAACATATTAGTTTAAATTATTTAAAAAGTTTCCCACGGGATTCCAATGGGTGGTTCCCCGTTAGCCACGCTGAAATAAAAAAAAGAGAGTCTTACAGACCCTCAATTGATGATGCGAATGATTCTATTGTAGGATCATCTAATATTTTACCAGTTTCAATGAAATACATTTTATGAATCATAACTGTTTTGTGTCCTATATAAGTATATATAATCCGTTTAGAATCAAGCCGTTTCACAAAATCATTCCATTTTTCTGGTTTTGCTTGTATATAAATATAATCCATAATAATTCACTCCTTTCTTCATTATAGGAGTTGTAAATTTTGCGTGACCCCTGCCGATAAGCAGGCAAAGTGTTTCATTGGCAGAAAGAACTACCAATATAAAGGCGCAGTGATTCTCACATACACCGGCATCATCCTCATAAATTTTCTATGATCCGTACCAGCATGCGATAAACGCTGCATCAGGGAGTGGTCATTTGGACCTAATTTAAACATCGGAATGTTTTCATCTACTGCGGTTGCCGTTGGCGTAGAATATCCACCATTATTAAAAGCATCAATCCAAGTTTCACTATCACTCTTCTCCCAGCTATTCATAGGATTACGCATCCCTTCAATAATAAACTCCATCTGCTCCGGACTCGCCAGAACTACATTTTCTAATTTAAGCATTTAACATAGCCCCTTTCTTACATTTTTACATATGAACAGAAATCCCACCAGTTAATAACCGGAGTCATTATTATGGTTTCAAAATCTACATTTGAATTATTAATCTCCGAGTCCAATACAATATGTTCGTAAATAGGCTCAGTGCAACCAAGGTCTAATGTAGTATTATATATTCGTATTAGCCATCCGCCACCGTAACATTGTCTACCGATACGTTGAAGTCTAAACCATAAATGATCATGCTCTTCAAAAAATTCTTTAAGCATTTATTCATACCTCCTTCTATGAATATCAAAATCGTCATCATCGCCCTTAGTTCCGATGCAATAGCAATAGCATTCTTTGTCTAACTTAAAATATAACTTGACAAAAGAACGCATCATCACAGCCACTATTTTTTTAATCATCTTTAACTCCCTCTAAATATTTTTTAATTTGCATACATCTGTTGGAATGTTCACATGTTATAACATGATAATTTATGCCTTCAGACCCACTATTTACATGACTTATAACGTCTGCTGTAAAATCTGGACAATTATGACAGTATTTTTCAACATTTAATTTAATCATTCTGCATAACCTCCTAAATTTTTATCAATAATCGTGTTGGTTTCGATTTCTTCAATGCTGAATTCAACTTCTGATCTATTGTCTAATTCAGGAAATCTTGATTCTTGATCCTCTTTAAAATACTTTTCTTCTGTTTGGACTTTTACTAACTCGGCTTTTTCAAGAGTATCGAACACACCGAAAATATTAATATCGGCACCATAACCGTCAAAACATGTGTCACCGTAAACTAAATATAATTTCATTATCTTATTCTCCTTTCTCTAAGTCCCAGTCAATTTTCAGATATGAATAGAAATCCCACTGATCCGCTGGACAACCTGGTGGTAATGGTGTTGCAGGTTCATAGTCTACTTTATAACCGAGGTTCATAAGTTCTTCACATAAAGCATCGATAATCTTTTTATCTGGTTCATCCAGCGGTATACTTGTATTATAAAAACCAGCTTTGATTGTTTCTTTGATACTTTTTTCAATCATATTCATTACGTCTTTGCATTTACAATTTATAAGGGTTTTTCTTTTCGCTTCATATGCGTTAATCATCTTATTCTCCTTTCAATTTTACAACTCCTTAGTTGTTTATTTGTCTATCCTTTCGTTCATAATACTCTTCTTTGGATATTTCTACCCAGTCGGGTTTTTCATTACCTTCTGGAGCTCTAAAGAATCTATTAATCTCGATTTTCTCCTGCTTACCATTCTCGGTTTTTATTGCATAGAGCACACCAACAGTATCAAAATCACCATTCTTTTTATCCACCAAGAAATCCTCGCAATAAACCTTGATAGGTTTACCGGGCATATAAGGCATTGTTATAGGATACATTTCTTTAATGATGTCACCAACCAAACGTGACGAATATGTAACATCTGGATTATTAATATCGACACAATATGACAAGTCGTTGCCGTGATATTGCACAGTTCCGTCGTCATAGGCATACTTAAATAATGACGGCATTCGTTTACACTGATATACTTCTGAACCGTCTTTAAGACGTGAGCACATATTCCAAGTGTCATCCGTATCCTCAATTGGAGTTAACGGCTGCATATCAATCAAACGATTAAGTATAGCTTGCGTCATCTTAATGCTGAATCCTGAATGCTCATCATCACATAAGCTATTAAAAGCTTTTAGCGCACTCTCGTAGCAAGCGCAGCCATAATCAAACTCACCCTCCTTGCGATCCGGATTTTCATGTTTACATGCTAATTCAACTTCTTTTTTAGCCCATTCTTTCATACTCATATTATTTTCTCCTTTCAAAAATATAAAAGAGAAAAGACCCAGATTTTACTCTGAGTCTTAACTCTTTAAATTGTTTCGTCATGATAACTCTAAGTCCCTGGCTTTCACTTTACGTCGCCCCTCTTCCATAGCGTCCTGTATATGCATTATAATATTGAATATGTATGCATTACAATGAGCAATATCAATGAAGCCAATATCTGATAATGTGTATCGGAAATGAAAATTCGTTTCATTATCCGTAACTGTGATAGTAAAACTTTCATTGAAACTATGCTTATTATTTAAAAACTCAAACATAAAATCATACCCATGATTTATACAGAAGTCGCCAATATTAATCATTGCAACATGTAATAATTTGATATTATTGCATGCATTATATTTGCGTGAATCGCTCATCATCTGCACTTCCTTCCTCTGCGAGTTTGCAAAATATAATCACCATAAGAAGCTGGACTGATTGCCATAACTTTTTCAGATTTCCAACCGGTCCATCCTCTTCGCCCCGCCTTTATATTTTTATCTTTAGTGTACATCGTAGATATATCCTTACCCATTATGTTCCTCCTTAGAAACCGGCTCTATAAAGACATTCAAATGTCCATCCCGAGTACTTATCTCATATATGCAAGAGTTTAAAACGCA